CCATACCCTGTTTATCTTGTGCCATAAACACTGCAGTTCTAAATTCAAGTTGAGAAAAATCTATCTCCAATATTTTACCACTAGCGAATCTTGACTTAACCACTTGCCTAATAGGAAATGTTTTTCCCCTAGGTTGATTCTGAAAATTAGGATCACGACTTGAAAGTCTACCTGTTGCAGTGACTGCCTGCATAAATTTAGGATGTAGCATACCTTGGCTGTCTGTATGATCTTTTATGCCAGATATAAAAGTAGATAGATAAGTATCTATAGCATTATATCTTACAATAGCATCTAAAAATTCTCTAAGTTCTCCCTCAGATTCTGCTGAGAGTTTAGATAGAGTTACTTTATCTGTCCTAAATCCAGACTCTGATATATCATATACACTTTTAGGAACTTGATTAAACCCTGCAAGTTTAGCCATCTTGTGATATATAAATCCATCGCCATCACAATCAGAACATTTAGTATAATTTTTATATGGACTGCCATCTTTTTTTATTCTTTTAGTTACACCTTTACCATCACAAGGTATACATTTACTTGCACTTGTCTTATATACAGGTGCAGTATTTGCTTTAACTAGTGATCTAAATTGATTCAGTGAAAATTGTGGTCTACGTTTGTTTTTACCTGTTGCTTTATCTACACCAACATTAAATATTTTGGCCCAATTACTTTTATCTAAAGGTTTTTTAGAATAGATTAACCATGATAATTGTTCTGGACTAGATAAATTTATTTCTGTATCACCCATTTTATTATAAACAATTTTACCTATCTTCTGCCTTAGATATTCTTTTTCTGCAGTATACTCTGCATTAACTTTTTCTAATACATTTAAGTCTACATAGATACCATTACGTTCCATGTCGGATAGTACAACTAAAAATTCACCCATCATCTTAGCAGTCTTAATTAAATCTTTATTAGCAGGAAGTTTAAAGTCTGCCATCTGAGACTCAAATAATCTTTTGGTAATTGTTACATCATTTCTACCATACTCCTCGACTAGATCAGCAGGTATATTATCAAAAGATATTCCACGATCCATATATTCTTTTATACGATCATCTTTCATACCTATCTTCCTACGTTGGCAACACATTTGTAATGTCAAAGATTTTCTAACACCTTTATTGAGTATGTATTCACCAATCATAGTATCATATACTTTACCAGTGTATTTAAATCCTGCCTCTAGTAACCACATCAAATCAAATTTAAGATTGTGACCTATTAATAATGTAGTTTGGTCTAGTCTTTCCTGTATACTATCGTAGCATCCTTCACTAACTTTTTCAGAATGATAAGTAAAATAATATTCGCTACCAAACTTTGATTCTAATCCAACACTTACCAGTTTATTGTCTGGATGAAATGGTGATGGATCAAATCCATTGTTTTTATTTTTTTGATATGTTGTTTCTACATCAACTACTGTAATCATACATCGTACCTACTTATCTCTCTATAAATTTTAGCATCAATAATTCCATGATACCCATTTATTTTATTTTTAGAAATACATAATGATCTATCCATATTCTCTTGACCATTTGTATCTGGTGCTTTACCTACACCAATAATTAAATCAGCCTCAGCTGCCTTACCAGTTCTAGAGTTCTCCATCATATTAAAATCCATATGTCTTTTATTATGTGCATCGTTAGATGCTTGTGATATTGCAATGATAGCACACTTTCTACGTTTTGCAATCTCTCTTGCACTAGTATATATTGCTCTGAGTTTTTCATCTGACCTTGCGTATATACCAGAAATATTTACTTTGTCAAGTTGATCAATGACAATAATATCTGGCTTATGCTTTTCACAATGTGAATCTATATCATCCATTGTCCAATCAACAGTATCATATAGTTGTATATTCTCTTTTATTAAATCCCATTTACCATTTGCAATCTCTATGTTCTCAACTATTTCTTCTCTTGTCATTCCTGTATAGCAGGATATGGCTCTCATCTGAGTTCTAACTGCAGGTTCTTCATTTATAAACGCATGAACTTTAGCACCTTGCTCAGCAAACCCATCTGGTGATGAGACTAAACTAACCCAAAAAGCAGTCTTACCTGTCTCTGGTCTAGCAAATACAATCATTAAATTACCATCACCAATACCTCCAACCTCATCTCTCAATGTAGATATACTAAACTTCCATTTAGTTGTATCAACTAACTGATTCATAACTTCTCCAATGTTATTAGATACAGATTCTACTTTCTCATCTGGTGTATTTGTCTTGTGCTTTTCTATTATAGAAATAATATCATTAAAGTTTGCTGGTTTGCCATTAAATATTTCTGTGGCTTCAACTGCTATCTTCTGTGCAGTCTCTCTTTCTACAAGAACTTTCATAATATCTTTTGCTATTTCGTTAGATGGTTCTTGCACATCTTTTAAGTCTTCAATCAATTCATTAAATTTTATCTTAGCTGCCCTAGTTAATGCAGGATTATACATTGTAGTATGTAATCCATATAACTCATCTACCTTTATTGACTCCTCATACTCAGAGTGTGCTCGTTTGATTGTATCAAACAAAGAACCTAAGTCACCCTCAAATACACTGCTTGATACTGAGCCTTTGTACTGGTCGTAAAAAGATTTATCTAACATCTTTTTTAGTATCTGCTTTTCCATCGTGTCTCCCTTCATTATCTTCTGTTGATTGCTTTTTGTACTTTTAATTCGTTCTCTAATATAACAGTAATTGTATCAAGTTTGCTTTGATCTCTTTGATTCCACTCTGCTTTGTTTGTGTCTATAATATCATACTTCCAGTTAGTCCAACTTTCAAGTATCTCTTTCATCATTTCTTCAGTCATAAAATATACTCCTTATCTCGTCTGTTTTAAAATATTTTAAATCATCTTCCAGTGCTTTTACTTTTACATTTGTAAAACCTTTTGATCTTAACTCTTTTGCAATAGAGAAAGATTTAGTAGTTGCATCTCTATCTAGTGCAACATAAATATTTTTATACTGCATGATATGTGCAAGGTGTGTATCTGCTAGTGATGTACCCATCAAAGCAATACCAGTTAGTACACCAGATACTGCACATGCAGAAGCACAATCCTCTACAATAACTGCATCATCACACTCACCACAAACAAAAGGAACATGCTTATTACCATACATAAACCATTTAGGATATGTATCCTTGTGTAATGCCCTGCCAACTGCACCTGCATATTCATTTGTATATTTATTTTTAACTACAAATACAACTCTGTCTTGTGCTACATCATATTTTATATCTGCTCTATTCATCATAAAAGAATCCCAACAGTTATTATTTCGTAAATACTTCATTGCTTTTTCATGAGAGAATGGTGACTTAAAACTTTCTGGTATGCTAAATACTGACAACTCTGAATCATTCTTTTTATTTGAGAAAGTATTAATGACATAGTCCATAGTTTTCTGCCCCTCATGCTTTCCTTTTGCTTTACATGAAGCATGAAAACAATACCAACCTATGCTGTTACCAGTGGTATCAATAAGCATTGTATTACTATGATGACAGAATGGACAGTCTGTTCTCTCTTTGTGATCTTGTTTTAAATTTAGATTTTTAATAACTTCTAGCTGTTGCTTATAATTCAACTTGTACTTCCTCGTATGTTATTACATATCTATCTTGGCTAACAAATTCATTAGCCTCTATTTTCATTAGATTGTTATTTAAATAATAAGCTACATTATTTTGTATCTTTTCTAGTGTTGGCTCTTCCTCGAATGGTATTATTGCTACTGCTTCTATTCCTAGTCCTGCTAGTCTTACTTTGTATTTTTTCATCATTAATTCCCTTATCATAGTTTACTTCATTTGTCAAGTCATCTTTTGATTTTTTATAAAATTTTGGGTGTCGCCAAACAAACGTCATGTATTAAATTCCTCCACAATACTTTCATCCCACAAGTCAACAGCAAAAGATTTATCTTTTAGTTTAAAAGTAAATTGATTACCCTTGCCATCTAGGTACATAGCGTTCTCAGTCACCTCGCCACCTAGTTGTTCAACTAGTATTCTAAACTTAAGTGCTAAGGTAAATGTGTCACTCATCATCTTCCTCATCTTCGTGCCAGAAAACAATATTATCTTCTATATCGTGACCTGCTTTTGCTAGTTCTTCTTTTGTATAGGTATCTAAATACCCCCAATTAAAATGACCATATTTTGAATAACAATAATCATCTAGGTATTCACTGTGATCTCTTGACATATTAATGCTCCTTATAACTTACTTGTTTAACTGAACGATTCCAACATGCACGACAGCTACCACACTCACCATCTTGTTTATATGCAGGGCATTCTCTACCTACTGCTTTCTTATCTTTATGCACACCAGATGTCCACTTCCAAAACTTAGGTGGTGGGCTATCAACTTTTATAGCTGACACACGCAAACATAAATTTTTAGGTACATCTTTCTCGTCTAACTTATCTATGATTGAATACTCTCTAGTAGCTAGCCA